TTTAGTTTGTTATCAAGGAAAGTTTTTTGGTATAGAAACTAAAGCAGGCAAAGGTAAGACGACTGCATTACAAGAATTGAATCTTAATCGTATACGCGAAGCAGGTGGAACTGCATTAGTTGTATATGAAGATGATGTAGTAAATTTAGAAAATCAGTTAGTCGGTCGACTAACATCATTAGGAGAATGAGAATGGACGAGCAACAAGCACAAGCAGAGCAAGACTTTAATATACTTATTAAAGAAGTCATGGACGTATTCCGTAAGCACAACCCACCTATTGAAGTTGCAGTATCAAGTATATTCTTTGTACTGTCAGAAGTATCACACAACCTTAATATACCTAAAGAAGCACTCACTACTAGACTATCAGAAGTTTATGATATGGTAAGTGAGATGAAACAAAAAAATCAAGAAGCACAAACTACCGAAACCACCGAAGTTTAACCAAGGAGAATACTCATGGAAGAAAAAACAGAAGTGCCGTTTTTATTTGTAGCAACTCCAATGTATGGTGGAATGTGTCATGGTACGTTTGCCACAAGTTTACTTACTATGGTAAACACATTTACAAACTCGGGAATGGGTTTTACCTTTTCTCATATGATGAATGAGTCTTTAATTACTCGTGCTAGAGATAGTTTAGCAAATGATTTTTTAGATACCAAAGAATGTACACACCTACTATTTATAGATTCTGATATTGGATTTAATCCACAAGATATTATCCCAATGGTACATGCAGATAAAGATGTTATATGTGGTATATATCCTAAAAAAGAAATAAATTGGAATCAAGTATCAGACGCAGTTAAAGAAGGCATACTACCACAATCATTAGGAAATTATACGGGAGTGTTTGTAGTAAATGCCGTAGACCATGCACCACATATAGAAGTAAAACTTAGTGAACCTATTGAGATTGCTAATGGTGGTACAGGCTTTATGTTAATTAAGCGTGAAGTATTAGAAAAATTAAAAGATGTTGTGCCTACGTATAATAGTGATATGTATACCATTATAGATACAGAACGTAAGCCACGAAAAATATACCAGTTCTTTGATACAAGTATTGATAAAGACTCGGGTAATCGTTTACTTTCAGAGGATTATCACTTCTGCAAACTAGCTAGAGATAATGGATTTAAAGTATGGGCGGCACCTTGGGCGCAACTATCTCATACAGGCTCATATACATTCAGCGGATTCTTACCGAGAGTATAGGAGAAGATATGAAACACTATGAAAAACCATTAGGCGAAAAAATATTAGAAGCAATTATTATTACCATTGTAATTACAGGTACGGCAATGATGGCATATGGATTTTACCAAGTGATTGATGTAATGTTTATAAGGAACCATTCAACATGTTAGAACAAGCAAAAAAATTATCTTATCTTTTAAAACAACCTTTTGAATCAAACGCAGAAGTTTTAGTACGTATGTATGAAGCATCTGTAATGATTGATAGATTAGTTAAAAAGATAGAAGAAACAAAACCAAATCATAAAAAAGATAATAAAGAAATTATTGATGTTCCTTACGAAACCGAAATCAATCCGCATGAAAATTTAGATGAAGCGGATATTGCAGAAGAAATAGACTCATTTACAAGACACAACGCGGACATTGATTAATGGGATTGATGCGAAACCCCAACGCACCACATATAGATTTTGCCGAATTGAATGGGGTATATAAAAACTATGTACCTTCAAATATTGACATGATGTATGAACGTAAAGGGTATTTTTTAGTTGGAGAATGGAAAAGACCTAATGAAAGCATAAGCGTAGGGCAATCCATTCTATTACAACAGTTAGCAAGGCAACCTAGATTTTTAGTTATTATCATACAAGGTAATACTGATGCAAATATGCACATAGATGAGTTTTGGTTATTACGAAGTGATGGCACTAAAAAATCTTTAGGTAAATCACTCGAGTCATTAAAGAAGTTTATTAGGAAATTTTTTACAGAAATCGCAGATAAATAATGTACACAAAGTTAGATGATTGGTATTTAGCCAATCAGATTGTAGAGTTTTTAGTAGCAAATCCAAAGGCAACACAAAAAGAATTATGTGAACATTTCAGAACAAATGAACGCAGACTGAATCAATTAGAAGAAGACCATCTTATTAATATAAGTCATACAAGGAGACAACATGGCACAACCCCAAGTACACAAGAGTAAACGTCACGCTAATCCGATTAAAACAAAAACGGGTAAGGATAGACTTAAAGCACTCACACTAAAAGTTTTATATGAAATGCTTGACAAAGTTAAAGAAGCAGGCAAGAAGCGTTCCAAGATAGCTAAAGAAATTGCAAGACGAGAAGTAAAGTGATTCCGTTTAGTCATGCAGTATTAGATAGTGATGGCGAAGTCTTACGTAAATTTAGATGGTCTGCCAAAGAAGCTAAGTGGCACAAAGAACAAGGCAAGAATGTAGTTGCATTACCTAAAGAAATAGTAAAACCATTTAACACAAACGATTATGAGGAAGCCCCCTTCTGATGAAATTAATAACAATTGACTTTGAAACATATTATGACAAGGTAATATTTAGTTTATCTAAAATGACCACAGAAGAATATGTGCGTGATGATAGATTTGAAGTTATAGGCGTATCTGTCAAAGTAGACAACAAAGAAACTCAATGGGCAAGTGGCTCACATGAAGAACTTAAAAGTTGGCTACAAACATTCCCATGGAAAGATGCCATGATGGTGGCACATAACTGCATGTTTGATGGGTTTATATTAAGTGAAAAGTTTGGTATTTATCCTAAAGTCTACGCAGATACTTTATGTATGGGTCGTGCAATTCATGGTGTCGAAGTGGGCGGCAGCCTAGCCGTATTGGCTGAAAGATACAAACTAGGTGTTAAGGGTGATGAGGTTATTGCAGCGTCGGGTAAAAAACGTGAGGACTTTACATCAGAAGAACTTAGCAGGTATGGTGATTACTGTATTAACGACGTAGAACTTACGCATAAATTATTTTATGCAATGTTGGGTAAGGGATTTCCTAAACAGGAAATGAAATTAATTGACTTGACATTACGTATGTTTATTCAGCCGAAACTAGATTTAGATTTGAATTTGTTAGAGATGCATTTACATGAAGTTAGAGCAAGAAAGTCTCAGCTTCTTAGTGTAGCTAATGTAGAGAAAGAGGAATTAGCAAGTAATCCCAAGTTTGCAGAACTATTAAAAAGTTTAGGTGTTGAACCCCCTATGAAGATTAGCCCAGCAACGGGTAAAGAAACTTTTGCATTAGCCAAAAATGATGAGGAGTTTAAGGCTTTAGCTGAACACCCCGACGTTAGAGTACAGGCGTTAGTTGCGGCAAGACTTGGAACTAAGTCAACACTTGAAGAAACTCGAACTGAAAGATTCATCGGGATTGCTAAACGAGGATTGATGCCAGTCCCCTTGAAATATTATGCAGCGCACACAGGAAGGTGGGGTGGTTCAGATAGTTTGAACTTACAAAATTTACCATCACGTGGTGATAACGCAGGTAAATTAAAGAAATCTATTGTAGCACCCGAAGGTTATGTCATTATTGATGCCGATTCTAGTCAGATAGAAGCACGAGTATTGGCATGGTTAGCAGGACAGAATGATTTAGTTGAAGCGTTTGCTAAAGGCGAAGATGTTTATAAGATTATGGCATCTAAAATTTATGGTAAACCTAGAGAAGAAATTACTAAAGAAGAAAGATTTGTAGGTAAGACTACAATTCTTGGTGCAGGATATGGGATGGGTGCGGTTAAGTTTAAATCTCAATTAAAAACATTTGGCACTGATGTGACTGAAGATGACGCAAAACATATTATTGAAGTGTATCGTCAAACATATCCATATATAGTAAACCTATGGCGTGAAGGTCAGAAATCTTTAGAGGCTTTATCAAAAGGCATGACAACATCTTTAGGTAGACATGGTGTATTATCCCTGGCCCCAGATGAAAAGGGCATAAGACTCCCTAGTGGTTTATTGATGAGATATGACCAACTTGTTCATATGCGAGATGAAAACGATAAGATGCAGTTTCAATATAAAACAAGGTATGGTTGGAATAAAATATATGGTGGTAAAGTAATTGAAAATGTTTGTCAAGCCCTAGCGCGTTGTATTATTGGCGAACAAATGATTGAGATTGCAAAAAAATATACTGTAGTACTTACAGTACATGATGCAGTAGCGTGTATTGCTAAAGAAGAAGAAGCCGAAACGGCACAAAAGTATGTAGAAAAATGTATGAGATGGACACCCGAATGGGCAGAAGGATTACCTGTAAACTGTGAGTCGGGCTTTGGTAAAAATTATGGAGAATGTTAATGGAGAATGATATGAACGAAAAGACGCTATCTGTACTACAAGAAGCACATAAAATTATTTATGGTGACAGAGAACAAACTTATGGACATCCCGATAAAAACTTAAAGACAATTTCTAAAATGTGGAATGCTTACATTACTGCAGTTGGACAACGGGAACTAAACGCTAAAGATGTTGCTATATTAATGATACTACTAAAAACAGCTAGACTAGCTAATGACCCAAACAATAGAGATTCTGTTGTAGATATTTGTGGTTATGCAGCGTTAATTGAAAGATGCACAAATGACTAAAATGCCTGCTTGGTCGTATTCTTCTATAAAAATGTATGACCAATGCCCTAAAAAGTATTATCATATTAAAGTATTAAAAGATGTGGTTGAACCATTTACTGATGCAATTACATACGGCAAGAATTTTCATTTAGCAGCAGAAAGATACGTACGTGATAACGTACCACTACCATCTCAGTTTGATTTTGTAAAGAGTGCGTTAGATAATCTTAAACAACTCGAAGGTGAAAAACTTTGCGAGTATGAAATGGGATTAACTTCTAATTTAGAACCTTGTAAGTTTAAAGATGAAAATGTATGGTGGCGTGGTATTGCTGACTTACTTATTATAAATGGTGATGAAGCCCGATGTATTGATTATAAGACAGGTAAATCTGCCAAGTATGCCGATACCGACCAACTAGAGCTAATGGCTTTAGCTGTGTTTAAGCATTTTCCACAGATTAAAAAAGTAAAAGCAGGACTACTTTTTGTTGTATCAAAAAACTTTGTTAAAGACTCGTATTCTATCGAAAATCAAGATAAAATGTGGATGAAGTGGTTTAGTGAAATTAATCGTATGAAATATTCATATGAAAGCAATGTATGGAATCCAAGACCAAGCGGTCTATGTAAAAAACATTGCTATGTACTAGAGTGCGCCCATAACGGAAGGAACTAATATGCCTTATGTAAATAAGCCAAGACCCTATAAAAAAGAATACCAGCAACAAAAGTCTAGAGGTGAACTCGACCGCCGTATGGAACGCCAACGTGCAAGACGTGCAGTTGATAAGATGTATCCCGATAAGAATAAAGATGGTGAAGCTGATATTAGAAAAGGTAAAGATGTAGCCCATGTAAAAGCACTTGACAAAGGTGGTTCTAATAAGGATGGTATTTACATTGAAAAGTCTGGTCAGAATAGGTCATTTAAACGAGATAAAAAATCAAACCTAGTTTCTGAAAAGACTAAACGTGGCGATAAGAAATTATCAAAAGTAGTTAAATTAAAATAATGATGTGATAGGTGTCTACGTAAGGTAGGAGTGGTAGACACTAGCCCGATAAAAAGGGTTCATAATAAACCTTACCAGTCGGTACTGCTTGTTTCCTGCGGGGAGCCGACATCTATTGGAGAATGGATTTGGAGATAATTGACAATAAAGCAATACTGCTTAAACTTCGCGACCCTAATAAAGTCACGACTGTTATACCTAAAAGTAAAGACATGGGTAATAACCAAGTTTTAGTCAATTGGGGACTTGATGAAATGCAAGTCCTTAAGAATCTCCAAATAAAAAACATCCCATCACCTATTATATCAAAGTACGATTGGCCCGGGATGCATAAGCCTTTCGAGCATCAAAAAACAACTTCATCGTTTCTAACACTTCATCGTAGGGCTTTCTGTTTAAACGAACAAGGTACAGGTAAAACAGGTTCAGTTATATGGGCTGCTGATTATCTTATGAACTTAGGTAAGGTTAAGCGTGTGCTTGTAATATGCCCCCTATCTATTATGGATTCGGCATGGCGAGCAGACTTGTTTAAATTTGCTATGCACCGTACTGTAGATATTGCTTATGGCACGAGAGAAAAACGTACACGTATTATTAACTCTGATGCTGAGTTTATTATCATTAACTATGATGGTGTTGAAATAGTTAAAGACATTATTGCCGAAAATAAATTTGACCTTATAGTGATTGACGAAGCTAATGCTTATAAGAATACACAGACTACAAGATGGAAAACACTTAATAAAATTTTAACTCCAGATACATGGCTTTGGATGTTAACAGGTACGCCCGCTGCGCAATCGCCTGTAGATGCATATGGTCTAGCTAAATTAGTCAACCCTAAAAATGTACCTAAGTTTTATACTACCTTTAAAGATATGGTGATGTATAAAGTAACTCAATTTAAATGGACAATACGCCCTAACGCAGACAAAATTGTATACCAGTCACTTCAACCTGCTATTAGATTTACTAAAGAAGAATGCCTTGACTTACCTGAAATGACCTATGTGACCCGTGAAGTCGAACTCACTCCACAACAAAAGAAATATTATAATGCGTTACGTAGCAAGCTTGTAATACAAGCATCGGGAGAACAGATTACAGCCGTTAATGCAGCGGTGGGTCTTAGTAAATTACTACAGATTTCTTGTGGTGCTGTTTATTCCGATACGGGAGAAACATTAGAATTTGACATTAATAACCGCTATAAGGTGTTAAGAGAAGTCATCGATGAGACACAGCAAAAGATATTAATATTTGTTCCATTTAAACATACTATCCAAATATTATCTCA